TAACGGTTTCGCCGTTAGCATTTACATAATCCGCCGTTCCGCCGCTCGATTTCAAAGGCGTACCTCTAATTGTAAGTGAATATTCAACAGTCGTTTGATTAACAACATCTGTGTTTTGGTCAAAAGTTTCGCTCGGCGCATTCGCCGTTACGCCGTATACCCAAGTTTTTTTAATTTTCGGGTCTCCGTCAGCACCAAGATATTCACTTTCAAAATAGATTGCGTGCTCTTTAATAAGTAATTGTTTTACTTCCGCAGAACCTGCATCCAAATCAAGTAAAAATCCAAGTGCCTCTTCATAATCTTCGTCCCTTGCTGTCATTCCAATTGTTCCCGTAAATCCTTTATCATTCACGAGCAATAATTGCAAATCACCGTCGCCGTAAATTTCTTTTGTCGCTAAATTTTTCTCTTTTGAAAACTTTGTCAACCAAGTCAAACTTGCAGCCGTCGCAAAAACTGGTGCAGTTGTCGGAGTGCTTGCAGTTGTTAAAAGTGCATATTGTCCGTTTTTTACATTGTAGCCAATTAATGTTTTTCCTGTTTTACTAATAGCCATTTTTTTTATTCTCCTTTTTCAATATTGTTTTTAAATATATTTTCAACTTGCGGTAAGCAAGCATCAAATGTTTTGCGCGCGAACGGATGTCCTTTTCTGCTAAATTCAAGTAAGTTTATTATCGGAATTTCTTTTTTGTTGACCGCCGTATTATTTATATAACGCACGCCTTTATATTTTATAGACCGTTCCCAACTTTCTTTTGTTTTTCCTGTTCGCACAGGTGTGTTATTTTTTAATTGTCCCATAACATAATCACTTGCTTCGTCAAGGGCTTTTTCCCTATTAACTAATACTTTATCGCCAAATTTATCAAGTTCTTTTTCTAAATCTAAAAAACTAAAACTTGCCATAATTCACCTACTTTATATAGTTAATTGTAAAAGTCCAAGTGTACTCCGTTGTCAAACTGCTACTGTCATAACCGTTGTTAATTCCCGTATAAGCAATCCCTAATGTTTTAAGTCTTACATCAACAAGTGCTTTATTAACATTGTGCAAATCGGTTGAGTTCGGTTGCGTGCCTTTGCTAACTAAAATTATGTCACAATCCGCGTGCCTTATCTGTGTGCTTCCGTCGCCGAAAGTTTTTGTTGTATCAGAAATTTCACTTCTTAATAACAAATAACTTGTTGGAATGCTGTCTTCGTCCTCATCCATAACCTGCTTGTACGCAGGTATTGTTGTCAATGTTTTTACAATGTCCCATAAAACTAAAATCGGTTCTTTATTGTAAACCATTAAGCACCTCCTAGCCACGCAGTTATTGCTATTATAATTTTCGCATTTACAATTTCAGTAACATTTAAAAGCATATCTTTTTCAAGTTTCGCTTTACCAATGCTCTTAATTTCGTAAAGTTTACTATCACAATAACAATATTTCTGATTGTTGTAATAAGTCCTATCAATTTCGAGCGAATTATTAAATATAAAACCTTGCGCCTGTCCGAACTGTTGCGTTTGCAAACCTACTAAATCCTTTTTACAAATAATTCTCTGACCGTTTGTAACCGTTAAAGTTCTATCGCCATTTACGGTACTAATAGTAGTATCAACATCAACTAATGCTAAAAATCTTTTTTTTGTCAACATTGTTACACCGCCATCGCAATAATTTCGACATCGCCATCGACTTTAAAAATATCTTCGCTTATAAAACTTTCGTCGTTTACAGTCAGAGAACTTAATGTAAATCCGTCGTTCGCTGTTACTGTTATTTTTAAGTTTTCGTTTAAATAAATTGTTCCTATGCCTGCCAAAATATTTTCGTTTAGATTAGTAACCGCAACGGTACAGTTTGTTGCCGTTATTGCTAAATCATAAAGTACTTTTTCGCCAGCAGTCATAATCGCAAGTTTATTTTTTAATAAAGTTATGGTAGGATTTGTAGCAATATCAGTTTTATTCATTAAATTTTCAGCATATAAAATTATTAACGCTTTGCCCAAATTACTGTCTAATTGCGCCTGACTTATGTCATCAGAAATTAAATCGTCGGTTGACATTTGCAAATAGTTATCGTAATAACTGTCCAAAGTCGTATCAGAATTAAAGTCTCCTATGCTTAATTTGAATTGTTCCAATAATGTCATAATCCTTACCCTCCTTTATTTATTAAGTTAACGTTGTCCAAGCAGGCAAACCGTCTACTACTGTTAATACCTGTCCTGTCGTTCCAATCGGCAATCTCGCGAAAATACCGCTTGCGTTTCTATAATATAAATCGCCAGTTGCATCACTGCCAACAATCGCCGCAACACTTTTCAACGGCGTAGTTAAATCCAATATTCCACCGTTATTGTTCAATGTTGCCAATTTACTTGCTGTTATAGCGTCAATATGCAATGTTGCTCCACTCGCTAAATTAACAACTGTATCAATGCACATACTTGCGCCAATATAAATTTCGCTTCCTGCCGCAATATTTATCGTTCCGCCATAATTTTCAAAACCGATAAATTCGCCGTTGCAATCTGTAAACGTATGTGTTCCTTCGTAGTATCCGCCTTGATTTGCAATAACGCCTTTAATATGCGTTACATCAATATTTGCGTACCATAAAGTATTTTGTCCAGAAATCTGAACATAAGCGCCACTTACAGAACAAGAAAATGTCCAAGTTTTTCCTGTTGCCGTTGTACAATCGCAAATATCTATAACAAAAGCATTCGTGTATGCTCCGCTTGCGTTTCCGTTTAACTTTAAGTTTTTAAATTTAACGTGAATTGCTGTATTTTCAAATGTCAAATTTCCGCTTAAAATCGTATCGCTGTAACCCTCAAGCGTTACATAATCTTTATTTATTGTTAAATCTTCGGGGTATGCAGCACCTGTTGCAATTTTTATGTTGAAACGATTTGTCGAACTATTCCCTGCTATACTGTTTAAGGCAGCCTGAATTGTTTTAAAAGGGAAATTATAAGTTCCAACAGCCGTATAGGTATCGGTTCGCTTATTGTCAACATAAATTGTGTTTGTCGCGAATTTTACAGCGACATCAATTCCGTGTCCAACTCCGCCGTCAAATGCCGTTCCTGTTGTAGTACCAATAACGAGCGAGGGACTGACATCCGTATATGTTGTGCCGTTCCAGCGATATAACCTATTAAGGTATTCGCCAGCACTTGCAATAATGTACAATACGCCAATTTCAGGTGTTAATGCCGCGCCTCCACTTGTTAAAGATAACCAGTCAACAGCGTATGGAGTGCTTCCAACAACATAAGCGAGTTTCTCATCGTTCCAATCATCGTTGTTTAAAGCACACGCATACATCTGCTTGTCGAGGTCAGTTTTTAAGTCTGCTAAAACAGGGGCATTTTCAGGACTTCCGTGTTGTATGCAGGACAATAATTTTAAAAATCTTGTTCTTGAATTGTCAGCCATTTTATGCCTCCTTTATTTTTTTTAATTAAGCGTTTGACGGAATCGTTACAATTTCAAATCCGTTGTAAGCGATAACGTTTCCAGCAGTCATAACTTCGCCCAAAACAGTATCAAGTCCTTCTGCAAATTTATAATCTTCCGAAACTCTGATTTCGTAATTTCCAAATAATGCCAATTCAAAATTCAACGCAGAACCATAAATCATAGTCTGAATTGCGCTCGAAGTTTGTGCAGTTCCACTTAATGCAGTCAATGTCGGAACAATGCAATAAGCGACACTCAATCCACCATCTTTAATAATACCAGTGTTCGGATTTGCTGCGTCAGGCGTAATCTCGTATACAGATTTCTTTTCGTTACTTCCGCGAACATCGCCGAATGCAATCAAGTCAGTTTTATTCAAATAAAGTTTTGCATTTCCGTAAACGTTTGCGTCGCCGCCATAGTTCATCACAATATTTCGCAAAGTTTTGCTGTCGATATTTCCAGTCGCTGAAGACAACATTCCGTTTGTCGAAGTTGCGTTTAAAGTTTGGAACAAATCAGTCGAAGCGTCATCTTGTGCAACTTTAATTTTAGTTACAATATCTTGTGCGAGTTTAACTTTAAGAGCAACCAATGCGCTTTCTTGTACTTTTGCCATATAGTTAAGCGGAGAAGTTTTTCTCAATTCTCTCGAAACATAAGTAGTAACCGCAATCTGTGCAGGCGTTAAAGTTACGCTGCCGAATACAGGGTCGCTTGCATCTTGTGCAACGCCGTCTGCTTTTGTGGTAGCGGCAGAATGTGTTTTAAGTAAACTTTCTTTAAAAGTTCCAGCTCCAGTTACATCAATAACTTTTACTTGGTCAAGTATGCTAATCTGTGTATTGAACGGGTCAGAAATTCCGTTGACTACTGTCGGCTTCGCAATTCCTGCTGAAGCAAGCAATACGCTTCTGAGTTCTTCACCCTTTACGCTCAGTTTTCTAGTTTCCTTAAACTGTCTTGCAAAATCATCTCTTGTTTCAATATCATTTTTTTCGATTTCCATATTATTTTTACTCCTTTTTTCTTCTTCTTTTTTTGCGTTATCTTGTAACACTTTTAAATCTGTTTCTCTTGTTTCAATTTCTTTATTGATTGCTTCAACATCGGCTTTTTTATCGTCAACGTCTTTTGCATCAGTAATTTCATCTCGATGTTCTAAGGCTAACTTTTTAATAGAATTTTTCCTTGCCTTTAATGTTTCAATATCCATATTCGCATTTCGTATGTCTTCAATTATAGTATTCATTTACATATCCTCCAATTCTTTTATTTTTTTATCAATTTCTTCACTTTGCTTTTTCTTCTCTGCATTTTGCTGTGCTACCACGCTTGCCTCTTTATACGCAGGGAAAGGAGTTATCGTGATTTCATATAACTCGTCGATTTGAGTTATGGTTCTCTTTTTAGTTTCAGGATTGACTTCATCGCTACATCGGAAACCAAAACTCATTCCGTCCAATATGCCCATTTCGACAAGAGTGTAAATATCTTGTGCCAATTGTGTATTAGGTAATTCACATTCAAAAAATAAACCAATATCATCAACTTCAACACGCATATTTATTCCTGTTCGACCAAGCAAATTGTCTGGATTATGTCCGCTTAAAAGAAATACATTCGTTAAATCAGTTTTATCCAATGCTGTCGGCAGAATTGTTTCTTCAACTTCGCCATACAGAAAATCATAAATTTTAGTTTCCGTATTAAACAATATCGGGTATCCACGCAATACTAACTTTTTTCCGTTTTCTTGCTTATCATCAACTCGTGTCTCTATCTTACGAACAATATATTCGCTTCGTTTAAAATCACTCATTTTTTACCTCCTTTATATTATTTTTATTTATATCATCGACATTATTATCTGTCGTAGATACCGTTTGTGGTGGTACACCTTTTTGTGCCGCCTGATATTCATCAACTTTTGCAAGATTGATAGTGTCGCCTGTCGTTCTATACATTTTCCCAAGTCCATCAGGTATGGGCGGTTGCCCGAAGTATTCTCGTATTTCGTCCAAATTCATATAACCTTGTCGGCTCGCTGAATTTGCCATATTCGTCAAACTTTGCATTGTCGTTGTCATTAATGCTTGCGTGTCAAGTTCAATTCTGTTCCCAAAATTGATTTCGTTGTCAGTAAACAATTTACTTGTAAGTTCGTTTTCAATCTGATTTGCCAGAGGTTTAATTCTATTTTTTATAAACAAACTCATTTCGAGTTCTGTTGCTTTGTTGTTTATAATCGTATCCGAAATCCCAAAATAATTATAAACGATATTGATTACAAAAGCCATTAAATCTCGGTTAACATCATTTTCCTGCCAATTAACAGGAGTTACCGTCCAAGCCTTATCTAAATAAGCAAGCCCTTGAATATTATCATCAAAACTTGCCTTTACTTTTTCCATTGTTCCAACGCGGTCTTTTTCCTTAATCTGTCCAGCACCAACGGAATTTCCTTGCAATATTGCTCTTACTTTTTTAGGGTCAGCAACATTTACAATTTGTTCTTCAAGGGAATTTATAACAGTTTCGTAAAGTCCAAGGTTTGTTCGCTCTCCGCCTTTTACATTGCTAAAACGATTTAAATAAATTATGTCTTTTAAATCGTATTTAGCACCCGCAGTTGCTCCATCATAAAATTGAACAAAAGCATTATCGCCGTTGATGTCAAATTGAAACGATTTATTAGGCAAAATATATAAGTATTTTAAATAACCATTTTCATAATTAAAAACAGGCTCAATAAAAACATTGTTATATAAAAGCAAATCGGTAATTACAGAATTCCAAAATTGCGATGCATTTTGTAACGGATTCGGCTTTAATGTTAATATCTTTTTTAAATTATCGTTATCGTAATATTCGACAAATCCGTCTTTGTTAATTCGCTTGTGCCATATCGGAATTGTAGAAAAAATATTTACAAAACTTTCAACAGCATTTCGGACTTCGGGAATATTATAGATGTTGCTTGCCAAATTCCACGTAAAATAACTAAGATTATTCCCATAATAATCTTTTATTATAGTCCTCAGTTCAGCACCTTTATCTTTTTTTCTTTTAAAGATATCTAATATTCCCAAAGTTTACTCCCAATAAAATATATACCTTTTTTACATATTATAACTTATATTTTTAAAAATACAAGTGTTTGTGCCAATTAAATTTTAAAATATTGCGAAATCGTATCCGCATAGCAAGGAAGTTCTTTTGCTCGTTCGTAAGCAATGTAACTGTTAAATAGCCCGATTGAACCATCGATGTGTCCGTGCGATTTGCTTTTATGGGGCGTCATATTGTTGTTTGTATCAATTCTAACTTTTAAGTTATAAAAACAATACGGGAACAGTTTGTTGTTTTTATCAAATACAATTTTTCTATCTGCAAATAAACTTTTAATAATTTTAATTGCACCGCTTAAAGTAAAACCTCCTTGTGCCACCGCCGACAAAATTCCATCATCTCTATCTTCCGTATGATTTTCTTTATCGTATATAACTTTTTCGTGGTTAAATCCAAAGTCCTCCATATCTTTAACCCAATAGTTTGACATTGCTCTGTCGTAGCCAATTTTCAAAAAGTTAATTTTATATTCATCTCGTAATAAACAAAACCATTGCGTAACAGCGTGAAAGTCAACTGTGCTTCCAGGTGTTACAATAACAATCTTACTTGTCGCTTCACAATCCGTTTGCAAGTTTCTAAATAATTCATATTGCATATTATCTTTTTTACTGTTTTGCGCAAGCCGTTCCTCTGCAATAAAATATGCCTGTAAAATAATCATTCTGCCGTCGTCGGTTAATACATTCGCCGTTGCATTACATAAGTCTGTTACTTCCGCCAAGTCAACTCCGCCAACTGCATAAGTGTCGTATATGTCTGCTTTTTTAATCTCGCCCATACAATTTCTGATTTCAGTCATATCATAATAATCAATACTTGCCCCAATTTGTCTATTTAAATTAAACGCTGTAAATTTACTTTTTTCAAGCAAGTCATCTTTGCTCGTTTCATATAATTGCTGCAAATAATTAAGTGACGGCAAATCTCTATCCATACACGGATTCGCTTTTATCCAGCAATTCTCATCTTCAATTTTATCAGTTTCGTCAATCTCGTAAATTATAGGGAATATACGCTCTCTGTCGCTAAACACTTTTTTATTAAGTATCTTTTCGTCACGGTCATAAAGCATTTCGTATAAACTTTCAGGCGTAATTCCTGCCGAACTTATAACAATCGCGAGCGGCTGTAATCTCGCACCCATACCTTGTTTTTTATCAGAATACTGTCCTTTGTTCGTAATTTCGTTTGCTTCATCGTTAACAAAAAAACTCGGATTGCTTCCCTGTTTACCTTTTTTTCTTCCGCTTAAATAAACTAACTTTCCGTCAGATAATTCACTATATAAATATTTTTCAGTTTTCATCTGTTTAAAAACTAACTTAAAACAATCTTCTTCTGCCGCTTTACAAATTAAGTCATACAACTTTTTACTTTGTACTTCATTCTCAGCAAGTATTTCGCCAAATGCACCTTTTTCTTTATCGAACCCCAAAAGCCATAAACTTAATGCACTTATAAATAATGTTTTGCCCCACTTTCTTGCGACAAATAAATTCAACTCTCTAAAATAGCGCAACCAAATTTTATTCTTTTCATTATATTGTTTAATGCCTAAAATGCAGGCGCTTATAAACAACTGTTCTTTATTCAAAATCAGCGGAGTTCCAGCCAAAATTCCTTCACGGTGTTTTATCAATCGGCAAAACTTTTCAAACGCAACAACATCGGCTTGCTTATATTTAATGTCTTTTCGTTCCAAAAGTTTTTCAACTAAAACAATAAGTTTTTTTATTTTAGTACAAAACAACTTCGGATTTTCTTTTACATATTTTATATAATCGGTTATCCAGTTAATCATTTTTACTCCTCTTTTCTATTAAATAAACTTAACAACTGTTCCTTCGCTTCTTGCTGTTTATTATTTGTTGCTTGCCTTCCCTGTCGCGCGCGCCCAAGCGGACTAATTCCTAACTGGTCTAAGTATTTTAACATTATCAGAGAAAAATCTTTTTTTATAATGTAATTCGGGTTTATCTTTAATTGCATCCTTTCCAATCCGTCTTTATCAATTCCGCCACTTAAAACTTTTACATACATCATCGGATTATTTTCCCATTCAACACAAGCCTTATCATACTCCGCTTTACTTTTACAGTATATCTCCATTGTCATAATATCTGCGTCACTTATATAACTTCCGTGTACGCTTTTTAAAATTTTAACCAAGTCATTCCAAATAACTAACTCTTTTTTGTTCAAACTTTTCGGCGGTATGAAATTTTGCGTTTCACATATCGGAGTTAATTCCTCCAATGTTTCAATTTCTTTATTAGACCTTTTAGATATTGTTTTATCAGGTTTACTTACATTCGGCGTTCGTGACATCTTTTTATTCTCCTTTATCCCATATTTTTAAAAACTCATTTAAGTTCCCAGAACGTTCGTGTTCAGATTGATGACATTCTTTACATAGCAAAATCAAGTTATTATAATCGAGCCGCTTGCTCCAATCTTTTTCAATCGGAATTTTGTGATGTACCTCAACACCCTCTTTAATAATTCCTTTCGCCAAACAGTTTTCGCATAGTCCATTCGCATCGTTAAATTTATGCTCACGTAATTTTTGCCATTCTTTACTCGCATAAAAACCACTAAACTTATCGTTGTAATTCATTATTCACACCAGCCTTTTTTCTGTAAAATGTTCTTTCATTTATATTGTTATTTTTGCACCATTCACTATTACTTAAAAAATCCCGCTTGAATTCAGACTTAAATATTTTATCTTCATCGGCAAAAATATCGTTATTTACTTTCAATGTATCAATAAAATAAATAGTGTACTTCCTTAACTTAATTTCCGTTTCAATATTTTTAAAAGCACAGTAAATGCTATTTGCTTTTAATTTGTAAATTTTAGCAAAATCTGCAAGATTATCATATACGCCAACGCAAAAATCTTTTTTATCGTAAACTGCAATCAGATATCGTTTCTTATAAAGCATTTTAACTCCTTTTAATAAAATTGCGGAAATTTTTTAAG